ACTAGTCGTCGTCTGAAAAATTTTATCTTGAGCCTCCTTTAAAGAGTCTCCAGACACATATTGTGTAAAAGCTAATGTTGAATTTGCATCGCCAGCACAATGAATGCCTAACAAAATAGATTGATTGTTTACGGTTCCTACTAAAGGTAAACCACAACTTCCCTCTTTATGATCTTTCCAATTATATGAAAAAGCATGAGAGATGTTGAGGTCACCCAAGGTTGAAACGACTCTACCATATTTATATGCCTTCAATGAAGCGTCGCCCAATTGACAATTAATGCCAAATCGAACACTATGAAACGCCTTATAATCAGGGCATAGGTATCGCCTAACATCACGGAACTTTAATCCACGCAATCTAACTAATACAGCATCGGTCTCGTTATTATCTTCGTCTTTTAAAATACAAATTTCGGAAGTCGAGAATCTGATCTGCTTCACATTTACACCCGGTCTTACACAAGTGGTAATAAACCATTTGCTGTTCCTTGTTGGGTTCAATGTGTGTTTGTTAATTAATGCAAAATCTTCAAATAATCCTAAAATATGAGTCTTCTGACGGTATTTTTGTCCGTCTTGATGAGTCTCTACTTCAGTTAATCTAACATTATGAGAAATTGCATTATGTACGGCACTCAATGTATTATCTGTACACTGATTAACCATTGTAAAAGGCACTGGTCGGGGTTTATCCCAATCAATACCATTTGTTGGCTTCTTTCGCGGAGGTGGCATTTCACATTTAGTATTTAGCTCTAATTTTTCGAGTTTTTCCCGAACTTCAAAAGTGTCTAAATCTTCATGTGTTTGTAATACCTCTCCTTCAACAGCTGTAGGTAAATCCCTAACAGCTTCGCGAAAGTGTTCATTCTCCTCCTCTAATTTGTTCATTTGAGTAGTCTTGTAAATTGCCCATATCGATGCAAAAGTTGTTACAGTTATACTAAAAGCATATAATTTAAAATCTGCATTAACTTTAGGCATCGAAACTGAATAATGTTTAACAAAACTATCATACAAAGTAGGAGTCTTTTCAACAATTTCCAACCATCCCCATATATCACGGAGATGTCGGATATAAGCTAATAATCTAGCGTGGTTATATTTAATCTTGTTATGTGATTTTCGTACCAAAAATGATCTTTC